TGGATGTATGTAACAATGTGATTGAAGCTCTTACTGAACCAGAATCTTTTTACAATATGTGTAAGAGAGATCAAATAGTTAGTTCTTCAGTAGGTCAGATGTTTGGGCATTGTTACCCAGAGTTCTATAATAAGTTTCTAGATATGTATATCGAAGATGTTCCTAAGTTAGAGCATCAAGAAGTACTTGATTTTAGGAAGTGTTTTGGGCTTGATTCAGATGATTCTGAGTTAGTGGCTCTTTGTTCTCCATATGTAAAGCTTGGCTTTACTAAACAATAGGATAATATAATGAAAAAATGGTTACAACGTAGTATTCAAGGATCTCTTGGTGCAGTTACTGGCACTAATACATACATCACTCCTTGGCAATTCATGGATTCTTTTGAAAGATGTATGATTCAAATAGTTTGGACAGGAACACCAGTTGCTAACGTGTCTGTGCTTATTTCCGCAGACCCCATCAATAGTCCGGAATCTTATGCATCTATCGCTGCTGCGGCTCCAGTTAACTTTGATATTGCTGCAAATACTACTACTTCTACTTCTGGTAAAACTATACTTACATATGAGATTACTGGTACAGCAGCTAACTGGATAGCTCTTCAATGGGCAAATACCTCTGGAACAGGTACTATAACATCTATTAATTTTGTCGGCAAAGGCTCATTAGTCTAAGGGAGATTCTATGGCTGAAGTAACCTACCCCTTACCGGGAGGAGTTCCTACATACCCTAACTTTGCAAGCTTTCCTTCTTCTGCTCCTGATGGTTCTTTGGCTGTCGCTATTGATACCGATATGCTTTACACATTTAATGCTTCTGGCAGTACATGGGTGCTTATCGGTCCTAGTAGTGGTCCTGGTTCGGGTTATATTGTGAATGAGTTTACTTTAAGTTCCACAGATATTAGCAATAAGTTTGTGACACTCACAGCGAGCCCAACTAACCCAAGTCTATCAGTATTAGAAGTTATAGGAGGGTCAACACAAAGATACGGTTCGGATTATTCAATTTCAGGAAGTACTCTTACCTGGAGTGGTTTGTTTTTAGATGGTGTACTCGAGGCGGGCGACCAACTAATTATTCAATTTAACTAGGAGATAGTTCATGGCTCAAATTCAAAAGAAGTTTATTGCTACTAATGCAGTAGATGAAACTAAAATTCGATTAAGTAATACAGGTATCTTAAAAGCACGCAATGCTGGTAATACAGCAGATGTGAATATTTTACAAGTAGATGCTACAAATACCATTGTATTCTCAAGTGTGCCACAAGTACCTTCAGATGCAGTAAATCCTAATGACCTTGTTAGATATGCTCAGTTAGTGGCACTTTCAGAAGGTTTGAAACCTAAACAAGCAGTTATCGCAGCTTCTACAGTAAACATTAACTTGGCATCTGGTACAGACCCGGGCCCTATGGATGGTCGAACGCTTGCCAATGGCGATCGTGTACTTCTTAAAGACCAGACTAGTCAAGCTGAGAATGGTATTTATGTTGCAGTTACAGCTACTGTTCCTTCTACCTGGGTTCGTTCTGCAGACTTCAACACTGTATCTGAAATTCAAGGTGCTTATACAGCCGTTGAGTTTGGTACAATTTCTCAAGGTTTTATATACGTTACTACTTCTGCTCCAGTCACTCTTGGAACAGACCCAATTGTATTTGTATTCCGTCCTAACCCAGCTTCTTTGACTGGTGGGGATATGATTACAGTTGCAAGTGGTGCCATCAATGTGAACCTTGCAACTGTTTCAGGTCTCCAATCTACAAATCCTGGTATGGCTGGCGGTCAGTTACAAGTCAAACTTGAAGCAAGCAATCCTTCCTTACAGATTGATGGTTCAAATCAACTTGGAGTGAAGTTAGACCCAGCAGGCTCTATCATCAAGGGTGCAGGTGGTATTGCTGTACAATTAGAAGCAAGTAACCCCACACTCTTTATCTCTTCTAACCGTTTAGGTGTGAAACTTAACCCAGCAGGGGCTATCACTAGTTCTTCTGCTGGTTTAACAGTTGTAGTGGACGGGGTTACTACTAAAATATCTTCAAATGCGGTTGTGGCTCAAAAGTTTGCTTCTGAGAAACATACGCTTGTATCAGGAGACATCACAAACCAGTATATTGATTTAAGTTTTGCTATTTCGGATACCTCATCTGTAGCGTTGTTTGTTTTGGGTGGCACAATGCAAAATAATGGTGTAGACTATAGTGTAAGTGCTACTGGTGGGGGCGGCGGAGTAGGTCGTATTACTTTCTTAGGGGATCTTGCAACAGGTGGTAATGCAGCATTAGTAGCTGGTGATATATTGGTAGTTCAATACAATCACTTCTAAACCTTAAGCGCCACCGGTCGCATAATACCGGTACAAGGAGTTCACTTGTCCAGAATCTCGACTAAGTTTATTGCTGATAGTGCAGTAACAAACCCCAAACTAGCGAATATGAACGCCACAACTATCAAAGGCAATGCCACCGGAGCCGCAGCTGCACCATCTGATCTATCAGGTACGCAAGTTACGGCTCTTCTTAATACATTTGTAGGAGATTCAGGTAGCGGAGGTACTAAAGGATTGGTTCCTGCCCCTGCTGCTGGGGATACTGCTGCTTTAAAATATCTATATGCAAATGGTACCTGGGCTCTTGCAGCCCTAACAGGTGCAGAGATCAGTGCTACAGCATCTGCGACTACTACAAGCACAACAGATGTATTAATGACAGGTATGACTATTACTCCTGTATCAGGTACTTATAAAGTCATGTTCTCTTCAACTATTTCAAGCAATACAACTGGTTCAACCATCACAATCTCAATCTATTCGAATGGTACACAAGTAGCTCATAGTGTCAGAGCTTTGACACCTCAATTTACCACAGGGGTTCTTGCCAGTGCCTCTATCAATATGAATGTGACAACTCAAGCTATGGTAACTGTTAGTGGAACTCAGGCTATAGAGATTAGATGGAAGATTGCTGGTGGAGGAACTGCCACAGTCAACCAAAGGGCCATGGATGTATTCAGAATGTGGGCCTAATGCCACCCGTCACTAACGGAAGATAAAATGTCAAGAATCCAAACTAAATTTATTACTGATGCAGCAATAACTAACGTTAAACTAGCCAATATGCCTACCTTGACTCTGAAGGGTAATAATACTGGTTCTTCTGCCGCACCATTAGATCTTACAGTTTCTCAAGTTCAAACATTGTTAGGTATCACAACCTCTTCTTGGCAGACTTACACACCAACAGTTACAGGTTACGGAACAGTCACTAACCTTAAAGGAACTTACAAACAAGTAGGTGATAGCCTTCATATTTGTATCTTCTTTACTACTGGTACAGTAACTAGCACTACAGCTTCATTTACTATTCCTGGTGGATTCTCACTTAGCACAGATTCAACTAATAAAATTCCTACCTTAAATCTTGTAACTCAACCTTCAGTGGTTTTCGGAACTTATGCAGCAAACTTCAATTCAGGTGCTAACTTTGGTACTTGGATGGGAAGTGTACTGACAGCTCCTGCGACTTCTACAGGGTTGATTTATGTAGGTCCAAGTATAACGGATAAGGGGAATTTGTTGACTCCTGCAGCAGCTAATCTGACTGCAGATAATAATACAGCTTTTTCATTAAGTTGTGAAGTCATACTTGCTTAAGAGAGAGGGTATCGTGAAGTTTAATTGGCATGTGATATTACATAGAATGGCGGGACTCCTGAGGACTAGAGTAATCTTATCAGGAGTTGGAATGGTGGTTCTTTGTAAGAATCCTGAGGTGGGACAATGGGTCGTGGCTTTAGTAGGCATGGCATTAGGTGTGTCTGCGATAGACGCGATTAGAGGGAACAATGGAACAGGTACAAATTCAGGAGATCCTCAATGAGGTTAGAGTCTTAGCAGATAGGACTGCCAGAATCGAAACCCACATTGAGTATCAACGTGAACAAAATGATAGAATCGAAAGAGCTTTACACACCATGAATGAGGTTAAAGCCAAGGTAGAGACTCATGATATGAAACTCAAAGGCTTTGCTTGGATATTAGGATTGTTTGTCTCTGCTATCTCAGCCAAAGTCTTCGGAAAACTCTGAATCTTCTTCTACTCTTCCTTCTTCAGTTATCTTGTAAACTTTAACGTCTAAAGTTTCCATCCGCAAGAGACAAGTTGAGATATTGACAATTAATTGACGCTGTTCAATCAAAACTGTCAAAGATTCTATCACCTTTCCAAGAGCATTAGCCGCCTGCATTAACACCCCCATTGTAATAGATTTTGATAGATAAAGTGGCAATAATATTACAAAAGGCAATAACACAAAAGCCTGCCCTAACCCAGACTGAAGATAAGATAGTCGCTTAATCTTTATGTTTATGATGTTAAAAAGTGTTTTTATCTCTTGAAATTTTGTGAAGAATCCTGTAATAATCTCTTTACGGTATGTAGCCTCATTCGATTCCTGCTTTGCTTGTTGGCTTATGAGGCTATTTGCCGCACATTTTACTGCGAATGTTCCGATAATCACCGCAGCTATCACAATAAGACCAACGTACCATTGAGTTAGTGTGATTATCACCCCTAAAAAGATAGGTATTTTTAGGATACTACGGAATACTGCGAACCAAAACTCACAACTTCTTTCTCCAAAGTTCTTTAGATCCTCCTGAATACGCTGTTCACGATTATCAACTAGATAAAGAGTGTTAATTCTTTGAAGATAGTAAATGTTTAGACCTTCCCGTATACTAAACGCTAGTTTGTTACAGTAGAAGGTTGTAAGACCTCCTACTAAAACCAGGGCACCGGCAAGACCTGCAAACTTAGCCATACCTCCATATATCTGGCCAGAGTTGTAATGAGAGATACCATCATAGATAGTGCCATAAAAGCGATTGAGGAAATACAATAAGACAACAGAAAATATTTCAAGTACAACTGTAATAAGAAGGTTGGTTTTATTAGATTTTTCATGAGCTAATGCCCTGCGAAATAGTTGATACGATTGTCGAATCATATTGCCTCAATTAGCATCTATAGTGTTTCGTTTTAGTTCATAAAGACGCTTGAGATAGATAGACGCTTTAATAAGATTCTCAAGTGTAGGTTCTTCTCCAGATTGCTGAAGAAGTTCCACAGCCTCATCCAACATATCTTCAATCTTTTTGTCTAAGTCCATAATCAGCTCCTGGAACTTTACGAATAACTGGTACATGTTCTTTCTCGTATAATTCATACATTTCTCTAATTTTAGTTTCCAAATTTAATCTGGCATGTATTAAATTATGAATATGTTCTTTATCTTTTTCATATTCTTTTTCATAAAATCTAAGCATCTCTAATGCTAATGTTATACTGGTAAGTTTTTCTTCTAAACTCATAGATTACTCCTTAGATTTTTTATTGAATCCTACAACATCAGCACCACAGGTATTTTCGTCTACACGGGTTAAAGCACCTGGTTCTACATATGCCAAACCTATACCTGAACAAGTAAGAAATTCATAATGCTTTTCGCCTTTTTCCATACAAATACCTGATTTAGTACCATCAGGAAATTCTACGGTGCATTGATAGAATTGAGGATGGTCACTATCACCTGATGTGGACGCAGAAGCTACAGAAGTATGGGGTGGGGCGATAGCGACGAGACTAGAAACAAGTAATGTAATAATTTTCATAGATTATCCTAATAAAAAAGACCGGATATACCGGTCATTGTTTGGGTTTGTTAGATTCTTTGGTCAGTATTATTATCGCAACCATAGTCCAAGCCATAATAGATACTGTATCAGTTACTGCCTTAATCTTTTCTGTTAGTTTCATTGAAACCTCCAAAATCAGGGTTGTTTTCGACTTCCCATATAGCTTCTGCAACTTCATGAATACTGTGCATAGTATATAGGATAAGACCTGAAACAGTTACAACTAGAACACATCCAGAAATTACTAATAAAGTAAACATATTATTACTCTCCTTTACGGTTGTGTCTTAAAGAATCAAGTTGTTCATCTATAACTTTCATTTCTTCATAAAAACCGATAATTAAACCTGAAATACAGGCTAAAGATACTAAGACAATACAGACAATGAACAGAGTCTCCATGATACTTCTCCTGAGAGGGTAATTCCTCCTATTATATTTATCGTCGGGATGTATAGAAACTTGAGAAAAAAGAAAAAAGCCAGTCTTTCCTGGCAGTCAGAAGGTTACTCACTAGCCTACAAGCACCAGCACAGTTTCGCGCTTGCGCGCTGCCCCGGTTGGGAAAGGCAGAGGCTTAGGATGAATTATTTCATGGCATCCTTATTTGAGCCCAGACCTTTAACGTCTGTCTGAAGACGATCGAGGGTGCCGTATTATCAGTTACGGTCCTTCAATCTCTGTAATTACAAAAGTTGTTGTCTTATTTGCATGGTCTACTTTACCAACTGGGGTAAGTTTATAGGTCTTTACACTATCTCCAAATCCATGCTGAAGAACTAAATCATATTCTTCCGGATCTTTAGTAAGTTCACCACCTGATTCTGTAAATTTATGGGTTAGTGAGTTTACTAAGTATCTGAGTGTTGAAACATTCATTTATTGTTTCCTTTATATTTGAAGTATTCTATCTGCCGAAGGCGCTCTTCAGCTTCTTCTTTGGTTTCATATGAGCCTAGTGTCTTTTTACCATCTTCAGATTTGATAACATATTTACCATTCTCATACCGAACCATATATCCTCCTTGAAAGGTGAAGTAAGACTTGCACTTACACGCTCCTGATACCATCCAGGGCTCTCTCATTGTTAGAGCTATTCACCATAATATAGTAGCAATAACACTATCCAGCAATAGGGCATTTGGATACTTTGGCAGCATCAGAACCTTGACCCACAGTCTCTATCTCTTTTTCAAGTTCTGTAGTACACCTAACTTGGACAGGAGCATCTGCAGCATTGTTATTGATGGCTTCTTGATATCCTACCATCCACCATTCAGGGTTGATTTTAGTACGATATACATCAAGTGCCAAACCCATCCTAGCAGCAATGATACCATCGTAGAGGTCTGCAAGTCTTTGTTTAAAATAGATTTGAGCCTGTAACTCTCTAAGGTTTCCTTCCATCTTACCTGCAATCTGATGTGTCATAAGGATGCTATGAGCAGTAACCAATCTAACAGGACAGGATTGTAGAATCACATAAGCCATACTGATAGCTGTTTGAGCTACACAAACTATATTTCTTTTAGAATCATGAAGATAACTAACTAACCGACGACCAGCGATTACATCTCCACCTGGAGAATCTAGAAACAAATAGAAAGGCTTATTAGGATCTGATTTAGTAAGTGCTAAAAGTGCTTTGTTGATAGTCGCACCATTAACTTCATCCCGAATAGCAGCAAAGTTAGTATTGTTAAGTACAATAGTAGAAGGTTCTGATTTAATAACTTCATAATCAGCGTGCAATATTGTTATTTGAGGCTCATTAGCAAATACTTTGTGCCCGAGCAACCCTAAGAAGATTGCAAAAATAATTGCTAAGTAAATATAGATTTGTTTCATTTAGTTTCTCCATAGATATTTTGCATTACAGCATCATATCCATATAATCTGTCAAGCCTGTATAAAAAATTAATATTATTCATCACACAAGCTAAATGATTAATATTACTTTCAGTATCTATTTGCTCTCCTCGAAGATAAGCATTTAGATGTCTTTTAAGAGAATCAAGAATGTGTTGTGAAGCTTCTACTCCTAATCGTCTATGATTATTCCAACCATGCTTTATAGCACCATACCTCATACCCATTCCCATCTCATGTTCAAGATGAGGATCAAGATAGGCTAAATGAGGTTTATGAGATAAGTTTCCTTTACCTTCGATACCTGGAACATCTTTAGTCTCAAAAGTTAAATCATCCAAAATGAGTTGTCCTTTAAAGTTTTCTACTGCTGAAGTCCATTTATCAAATTCTTCATCAGTACAATTAGCTAAGTCTGATAAATTTGAGATTCTCTTAGTTGCCACTAACTACCTCACAAATAGATCCATCAATTTTATATCTCATTTTCTCCAATCCCTAATTTTTATAGGAAATTCACCAGAAATTGTATAAAGTATCAATCTTCCTTCATCATCTATTTCTAACTTCATCTTTTTCAATTCTTTAAAAGATTTAGGACCAACCATTACTTCAGTAAGGAAAATACCATAAGGTGCTAATTTTAAAGCAGCTTCAATAATTTGCTCTTCCAGACATTCAGTTGTTAACATTATTTGCCTCACAGATAGATTCAGAAGGATCTTCTAAAAGAGGGATTTTTTGTTTCTTAGCTGCTAAACATTCTGCCATAGTTTTATATTCAAATGTTTGAATTTCTGTTACAGCTTCTCCACCATAGCCATAAATAAAAATAGACAATACATAAACAATCATATTTTCCCCTCCCATCTATGATTCTTATTAAGTACCATAGGAATAAACACAGGAGTGCCGTCTATTACTAGACCACATCCTAATACAGATTTAGAAGATACAAATCTTCCATATTCAAACGCATACTTTCTATCATCTATAAGAGCTCCTACATTGAACCCGAATAATAAATGATCTTTATTGCCATAATAAAGTACTCCAGCATGAGAATGTAAATGCCCTATCACAGTAGACTTCATATTAGCTTTAGCAGCTGTTATAGCTCCTTGAGAACCACTACGACCTATACCATGCTCATACATAACACCATCAAATTCCCAATTATCGGCTATCTTCCAACCTTTAGGCATATCAAGCATCTCATTATAAGACTTCAATAAACTTGAATCTATACCAGCTTCACCGGCTTTTTGAAAGATACGAAGGTCATGATTACCCCAGCAGATATACATCTTAGGAAATAATCGTTTCAAAGGGTCAAGTTGCTTAGAAGCTTGTTCCATTTCTTCTTTACCACCTTTAGATTTAGTGGAAGGTGTATAACGAGAGAAATAATGTTGATCGGCAAGATCTCCGATTTGTACAACTATATCTGGATTGTAAGCTTTTTTAATTGTTGCAAGAAATGTATAAGCATCTTCATGCATAAAAGGTACCTGAATATCAGGTATAACTAACACTGTACTCATAATAACCTCTAGAATTCATATCTAACACCTAAGAAATATTGGTTCAAACCTATGTTTGTAGTAATAGTTGCAAAAATAGGTAGACTAAAGAGTCTTATTCCTCCTTCTATTTGAATCTCTTTAATCTGAGTAGGTGTGAGATTAATTCCAGTATAAGTCAGTGTAACAGGGTACTTTATTCCTAAACTATACCGTGTTAGGTATGAGGTTTTTTCAGTACTTGCAAAAGTGGACTTTAGTCTCGATTTGTCTGTTGTTGTATCATCTGTACCGATATGTTCGGTTGTAGTAGTGATACTGCCATTGGCATCTTTTTTAACAATAACTCGATCAACATATTGCACTTTTGTTTGGACTATGTTACGGTCCACAGTATTGGTTTTAGTAACAGTCTTCACAACCTCTGTCGGCTTTCGAGACAGAAAGAATGAACCGATTGCTACAAGGCCAACAATAAGGACCCCATAAATCACATGGGTCTTTTGGGCCTGAATAAACGAAAAAATTGACATGCTAAACTCTTTCAAGTAACGTACAACTGAGTTTTTATGGTGAGTGACCTAACTATAAATTCCAGAGGTATAAATCTCCTTCTCTTTCTCCCTTCTGTTGACTAGCCCGGTTATCACTTGTCCACCAGACCTATTGTATAACTTAAATCGATCGGAGATATCTTGTCCAGCATAAAACAATCTACCAGTGTCAGAACTCTTGAAAGTCCCAAACCCGATGTTGTAAACCAGCGAAACAACCGCATCAAATTGTTCTTGAGTAAGGTTGCTGGGGAGTCCAGGTCCGCTGATGATGAGACCAAGTTTTTCCAGGTCAGACGTCAATTGGAGCAGGGCATCCTCTTGACTGATAGTGTCCCCTGGCCCAATAGGCTTCCCCTTAAAATAGGTACACCCGTAACCGAAAGTATAACGATCAGTGGGGAGGGGTTTGTACGCGACACTCCTGAAATTCTCACACCTAGCGATAAAGTCAACTAGCTGTTTGGATGGCTGGAAAGTCATTTAGAAACTCCTTAAGTATCTTAAGACTGTTTACAACCCAAATCTCACATCCACAGTGGAAGAGAAGGTTATGCCAGTCTTTTTGTTCTGGAGAAAGTACTCCATTATGAGACTTCTTGTATTCAATCCATACAAGACGTTTGGTTCCGACATGGAAGTTTATACTGTCTGGAATTCCTTTAGCAGGATTCGTCACATACCGTCCTTGGCCTGTAGGTATACCTCCTGTGAAAAGGGTCTTGGTGATCCACCCATTCTTACGAAGATAATCAGTACATTGCTTCACAACTTCTTCTTCAGATTGAATCTTGGCTCCAGTAGTCTTTATCTTAGTCCCTGTTTTCTTGGGTGATAAGTAAAAACTGGCTGGCCGGTCAGGAGGAGACTCAACCTTTGTAGTCCGAGCAAGAAGTCTATCAATGGAGTTAGATGGATTCGACGTCTTCTTCGTATTCTTCTCCGTTAATGATGTAACGTTTGTATCTGTCGACTGCTTCATAGAGTTTTTGCTCTCCTCCTTTTAAAAATTCTTTAGATGATTTGTAGACAGAAACCTTAAAAGGTGCTACGGTGTTAACAACAATGAAGTAATGATTAGGCACCCTACACTTGGACACTTGTTCATGAGCATGCATATACATTGCTGCTTGCATATCATAATGTCTTTCTTTAGCCTCTTCCTTAAACTCTGAAGCTGTAGTAGCTTGACTGCTGGTCTTAATCTCTAGAAGAAACTCATCAGAAATCCCATCCACCTTGCCTTTAAGATTAACCCCATCTACTTCAAAGAAATAAGGCACTTCAAATTTACAATTGTCTAGAAGATTCAGAGCTTTACTATTAGAATTTAGGTTGCTCATAATACTATTAACTTTTTCTTCAAAAGATTTTGGTACTATAATTCCTTCTTCTCCAGCAAGTTGCATGAATTCTTCCTGAAATTTTGAATACTCTTCTTTCTTACGTTTATCTATAACACTATAAGCTACAAGATGTTTATTTCCTTGTAGAAAATGATGTACTGTAGTCCCAAGAAGAGTGGAATCAGAACCTTTAAAAGGTTTATCTCTATAGTATTGAAAAGTCTTAGGAGATTCCAAAAGATATTTGATAGAGGAGAAAGATTCATAGGGAAAGGCTCGATATTCTTTTTCACTTAGATTGTTTAAATTTTCCGGTTTTAAGATCATATTTTCCTTCTATTATTTGGATTGCCATGTACACACCGTTGGCCATTCCTAGAAAATCTATAAGGTCTTCATGCCTATCAGGGCCTTCTTCTTTACATTCCATTGCATACATAAGATATCTAGCTTCTAAATCTTTCAAATCTTTAAAAGTCTCCGGGGAGATATTTATACTTTTGTTTGGGTCCGACATCTATTACTCCTTCTGCTCCAAAGTCTGCTTGGCTTTCGATTTTTGATTTAACCTCGCAAAGTCGTAGAATAACACGAGTCCCATCACTAAATACGCGGGTATGAGCATAATCTGCAATAATCTTTCGCCCAAAGATGGATTTCTGGTCCGCATAGAAATCAAGAATTTGTTCTGCATCAAAGTAACTTTCAAAGTATTCTACTAAAAACTCTTGGTTAAATGCATCATACCAAGTAGCAGATATTATTTTCATAATAACCTCATAAACTTATTCACCTAATACTACACCTGTAAGAGTTTCATTTTCATTAAAAGTAAATATAGCAAAAAATCCATAATATCCTGTAACACCTTTAGCTTCTTCAATTTTTTCAGCATTAAGTTCTATTTCAAAACCATATTCATTATTACTAAGAGTATACTCAATATGAGCTTCGTTAAAAATCTTTAATATTTGTTCTTTATGTGTCATATACACTCCAAAAGAAAAGGAGCCTAAGCTCCTGAAAATATTATGCTACATCTTCTTCATCAACAAGCTCATTAACTTCGAACTGATTGGCTTCTACGACTCTTCCTGTCTTAGACTTGATCTTTTCTTTTCCAAGATATACAACCTCAATAGGAGTGCCAGGTTCTACACTTTTAAGAATGTGATTTAACTGTCCTGCACTATTAAGTTTAACTTCTGTACCATCTTCATCTATAATTGTATGTTGAGGAACATGAGGTGCAGTAGGATCAAAAGCCGGTACTAATTCTGTACCTTTGAACACACCTAAAGCCACAGTTTCTCCTGGTTTAGCAGCCGAATATTTTACATATTTAACTGATGCACTTAATTTCTTCTTAACAACTGTCATAATAACTCCTTATTTTCGGCACTCAGAACCACTCTTTGAGAGCCATTTGTAAATTATATAATCTTACCAAGAATTTGTCAATCACAAAACTTTGACTTCGGTAATTTCATAGTAAACCCCATTATAATCTATGCGACATAAGGGGTCTAAAGCTTCTAATTTTCTTTCAAGGGCTTCACGAATTTCAATACTATCTGCACCTTTATACTTAACATTATGGGTGTGGATTACATTTAATAATTGTTTATAATAATGCTGAGCTGAAACTTTACTTTTGAAAGCTTTAGCTATCCATTCAATTGAATCTTCATATTCTCCTGTATGGCCCTTGATTAAGTATACAATTGACATGGTTATATTCCTAAATATTTCTTAATTAAGTATCTTAAAGTTTGCATAGGGGTAAGTTCTTTTTCAATTATAGATCTTTCAGTATATTCAATCTTTGAGTTTTCTTTCATTTGAGGCTCCTTTAAAGGATATTTTTCCCTTAAAGTATGTAGTGCTTCTTCAAAACCTTCTAACTTTCCATGTATAAAACTTATATTTTTTATCTTATGTAGATCGGCTTGTTTAGGATCATGATAGACTTCATAAAGTTTACGTTCATAAATAAAAATCTTCTTAAGTAAGTATTTTTCAAATTTCATATTATCCTTCCAAAATTTGTAAAGATATTTTATGGCCTGAAATAATTGCTTTTAAATGCACTATCTCTTTTGTTTGATACACTTCATCATAATAACCACGGCGTTCGATATCTGTTTCACATTTTTCTAATTCTCTTTCATAATAAGAGATATTTTGAAGAATGCCTTTCTTTTTATCTTTAAGTAAGAAATTCCTTAAGCTTTTCCCAATCATTTTGACCTTTCTCTTCTATCCAGATTTCATCAGATCCAATAACTTTTGAATCTATACGCATAGTTGTCTTATCTTCTCTGAGAATCTGTTCTGTAGCCCAGAGCATAATCTCATTTAAGACCCCTTCATCTATATCGGGATTTTTACTGATTACATAAATAGCATCATGAAGTCCGCACATAACTTGTAATCCCATCTCCCAACACCTTACAATTGCTAATCTTGTGATAGCTGCTGCATTAGCTTGTACAGGAAAGTTTCTTACACTAGTCATAACAGGATTGTCACACCATAAAACCCAACCATCATTAGTCACCAAAGGTGTACCAGCTTTATAATCTGATGAGAGTTGCTTCACCCATGCCCAATAATCTTGATATGTAGATTTATGAGCATTTATGAGTTCTGCAGTCTTTTCATCTGTTATCTCTTGACCTGAATCGAGTTTGAGTTTGATTTTGAGCTTTTCATGGCCCATTCCGAACTGGAGACCCAGAACCGTACTTTTACAAAGCATCCTTTCGAGTTTGTGCGTACTTTTCGTTGCTTCGGGCGGAACGAGACCTGCCTGTTTAGCGAATGCCAAGTACACATCCCCGGAATTGTAGGCTTCGAGCAAGTTATTATCTTTCGATAGAATTGCCGCAACATAAACCTCCTGTTGAGAGAAATCACTCCCTATAATAAAGTGGCCAGCCCTAGGGCGCACAATAGAACGGAGCCAGCTTGACATAGCAAGAGGAAAAGTCTTCGCTTTGGCAGCATTTCGTCCTGTTTGAGTTCCGAAAATACCGAAATAAGGCCTAACAGACTCATCCACATAGCTGAAACGATCAAAAAAACCATTTTTATTATCCTTATTAAACCATTTTAAAGAAGCTTCCGTCTTATTGTACTTCCAAAGAGCCTCAAGGCCTTTCCAATATCCCCAGGCTTCAAGTGTCTCTTTGTCGCTTTTGAACTTGCCGCTCTTAGTTCTTGGAAAATCTCTAATTCCCAAAGTTCCCACATATTCTTGATATGCAGCATCAGACTTCTTCGCAGGCGTCGGCTTGTAATGAAATATACGGCCATTTTTATATTGTTTAGGAGGCCTTTGGGTCTCCGGAAGGAAGTATCTAAAGTATCCATTGACTGTCTCCTTATGCATATCTAGAATCTCTGGAGTTTTATTGATAATTTTATTAAGAAACTCAAGATTAATAGGTATTCCAAGATTTTCAGATTTAGCTGTAGCTACTGCATATCTTCCTCGAGCTAATTGATCTTCTCTAAAATCAAAAAGACCTTCAGATTCGAAGGCCTTAGTAAGTGCTGCATCTAGATTGATTAGATGGATAGTATCAGATTCGCAATAGTCTAGAATCTCATTGATTCTTTCATTTATCTCAATCAGATTCTTTGATAGAATCAGTGTACGCATAGCTTCTTTTTGTTCTTGGTCTAACTTTATTCCAAGCATTTTATAAATTGTATTTACTAAGCTTTTAGGAGTTTCAGTATGATCAAGTATGCTTTCTTCATCCGACGACGGGTCAGGCTTAAAACTAGTTCTAATGTCCCCGGTATCCCCAAGGTAATCACCGTAACGATATTTGTCATTAGAATTACACAACATTGTAAATTCTATATATGTATCTATCCATTGATAATCAAAAGGCTCTAGACCCAGGGCCATAAGACTTCTAGCTTCTGCTGCAGTTGCATGTGCTATCAATATATCCTTTCGTTCCTTGATCTTATCCATTTCAAGTTGAAAGGAATATTGTTCTTCTAGATTTAATAGATTGTAACGTTTGGTTTCTGTAGGAAAGGAAAGGACTGCAGCAACTACTTTCATTCGAGCTTCTTGACTATCAAAAAACTCAGTATCGATACCTACTATCATAACTCATCCTAATAATAGAAACATTGCGAATAAGATTGCACAAAAGAAGATACTGATACCAATAATCTGGGCTCCTAAGATTCCTATAAAGATACCAAAGGAACCTTCGAAAAATTTCTTAAACATAAAGCCTCCTTAATCTTTTAAAGATAATTCTGTGTTTTGGATGTACCAATTAGAGTTAAGAATAAAATAGTTGGATACTAAACATCCAAGAACTACACCGACTATTGCAATGATTGTTAGTTTCTTTTTCATGACTGAATCCTCCCTATTATATTTATCGGAGGAGTATCAGAAAACTTTAACTCCCAATGATTCCGATAACTTTGCCTTTAGGAAACTCTTTCAATACTTTCTCATTCAATTCTGTTAAATCTTCAGCAAAGAAGACTTTAGTTACAATTCCTGTAGGAAGTTGTATTTCTACTTTAAATCTCATAACTTACTCAAAATATAATTATAGGTCTTTTTGTAAATAAAAATGATAGTTTCTGGCATGCCGCTTCGTTTAGCGTTTAAGTAGTCTTCTGCTGCTTTAATTGATTTCTTTTGATGTTCGTCTATTTCGTCCATTGTTATTACTCCTTATAAGTTGAAGTACTCTCATTCTGACTCCTGGAAGACTCCAAGATCTAGCTACTTCAATTTTATTTAGATAACAGGCCCACATTAGAAAGCCTTTAGTTTTGATTTCTTTAAAGAATACTTCCATGACACTATCCAAGTTTTTGATATGGAAAAGAAGTCCTTATATTATAATAGAAATAACTGCCTGCGCTTGAGGCGTTTTCCCATCTTCGTACTACATCTACAGGAACTCCAGAGTAAGAATATGAGCCCCCTGACTTAAAAGAGACAACTAAATATTCTTTCTTAGTAAAGTATGCTGCGGATTGAATAGTACTACTAGCTTTAGTAGAAAGCTGGGTGCTTTCATCACTAAACTGTTTATCATCTCCTGCTTGTTTTCTATCTCTATCTCTACCACCAATAGGTTTAGAGAATGTGTTTTGTTGAGCTTTAGTTAGTGGTTCTAATAAAGGTGGAAGATTAAATTTGGCTTTATCTTCATGAAACTCTGTACGATACATTTCACCATAATCTTTTAAGAGTTGGTCTAATAATGTTTCAAATGATCGATGTTTAGCCATTATTTGCCTCTAGTATTCCAAGAAGGTAATTGTCTGTCGATTGAATCTATATGTGATGTTCCATTCCAAGCAGCCCAATCTGTATTGGATCTAATCTCTTCTTCTCTACAACGCACACAAAGTCTTGTATATCTAATAGCTACTTTAGCTTCTTTAGAACATTCCTTACATTTAATAATATGGTGAGTTGGTGGCGGTGGGTAAGTATCTTTATCCTTTGGATCTACTCGGCTTTTTGGTTTCTTTTTTGTTCGCATTGGCATGTTCCTTAATAACTATATCTATAAGTTCAGAAGGATTGGGGAAAGTACCTAATAATTTACAATTAGGAAGATATCTTGTCACATACCTTTCAGCATCCAAGTCAGATTTGGCTAGTTTAAGTTTGCCTTTAGTATGTACTATTTCTAATTGTACCGTATTTAGATTGAGGATAATCATTGCAAACATTATGTACTTCTCATTTCTTTTTTACAAAGTTTATAGGTAGTCCAAGCTTTTAAGTTCTGTGTGGAGTATACTTTAACAGCACACTTAATATTTTTATGAACATTTAAAAGTTCTTTTGAAGTTACATCACACAACTTCTTATTTACATCATTGATTTGAAATAATCCATGATCTTTAGTACCATTTTGGTTTCTGTGATGGTTCACAGCTTTAGGGTTAAGGTTTGATTCTTTTATAGCAATACATGTAAGCATCATAATATCCTGAGGAGGAATATTGTATGCATTTAATGCTGCCATTAAGGATATTACCGTAATCAAAAGTCCTACTTTCTAACTTCTGTTCCATATTCTTTACAATCTAGAACATTGTTGATAAAGCGGCCGTAAGGTTCTTCTAATTTGAATCTGTGTTCTCGTTCTTTATCTCTTACAATACCGCGAAATATTAAGAAAACATCAGTAACCAAGTAATAATCTTTGATAGTAACTTGAATAGTTATATCATCATGTAATACAAGTTCCTTGATTACTAACATATTAACCTTTCTTCTTATTCTCTTCTTGTTCAATATCATCGAGAATACGATAATTATTTACCATTCTAAGATGTTTTTTACGTTCTTCACGCATCCATTCACGATGGCTATACCAATCTTTAAAAGTTCTAATTGGTACTCCGGGATATTCTCTAAGTCGTTCGAGTCTATAAACACTCAATAGTTCAACATTAGATGGTTCAAGAGTTGTATTCCAAATATCTGTAAAAAGAGTTGTTGCGAAGTCCATAAAAATCTCCTTAGTCTGAAGTAATTAACTTCTTCGGAAAATCCCGCAGTACTTTTTGATAAGTTTCTAAATCATCTTCGTAGTTATCTGTCTCCTCATTAGTTTGATCATTAATGTATTGTAAAAGATCTTCCATACAGTCTCCTAGTTAAGAGCTATGCGAACTTTTTCTTTGAATTTATTGTCAAGATAATCAAATATTTCTAAGAGAATGGCTGGGTCTTGTATACCTGTACGAACTTCTGTTTCACGGAATCTTTCCATTAACATTTGAAGTTCTTCATCTATATAAGCATCATCTACAAACTCTTGAAGAGTATTACCTATAATTTTTCTTTGCTTCATCTATTAACCTCTGTTTTTTGTTACAAATCATGGCTTTTAATACTTTATTGTTCTTCAAAGTATTTTTACGAGATGTATTAATGTAAATATAACCAGCAGTTACAACTATAAGAGCAAATAAAATTCCATATAACATTTGACACCTCTAAATATTTGTAGTAATTATCTTCTTAGAAAGTTTAAATCTTCTTCAGTGAAATAAACTTCTCGTTTATCCCAACCATTGGAATAAACACGATAAACATCTGTCATTGCTAAAGTATTACAGATTACATATCCTGTATGTAAACTATAAAATAATACTTTATTAAGACAATAAGTTTCACCATCTTTATTGAGAGCTAGTTCTTTATTCAGAACTAGTGCAATAACTTTGGCTTTAGATTCTACAGTTACTTGTCTATTATAAAGTTTAGAATAGAAAGTATATGTATGAGGGTTGCTGGGTTTAAAGATTAACCAACCTAATAAAAGGAGGGTACAAATAGCTAATAACTTCATATCTTCTCCTATTGTTGTTGACTCATCAGTACGAGAATTACTCGTAGACATTGTAACAGCTATGTGAAGTCCTTAACACGTTGTCTCCGGATCATGGAGAATGCAGAGCGTGTATTACTTCTCAAAGGAAACAATGTTTCGTCTGTTAGCAGTAGACTCATCAGTATGGGTATGCTCGCCCATAGACAATCTTCTCTCCGAGTCAGAGCACATCAGTATAGTGTGTTGCGGTTCTCAGAAGATTGTTTCGTCATTAGACCAAGAACGCGCCGATTTGCAGTTATGACCTGCTTCTCTTTCGTGGGCTGGTAGCTTACTCGACTCATCATCGAGTGCCATCTTGTCCAGGCCGTTTCTTGGTCTTTTCATAGTTTCTCATAGTTGAAAACAGAAATCAAGCTTTTTTTCGGTTATAGTGCACTAAGAAGCATTTTTACCAATAAATTTAGTATGCCCGTCTATTTTTGGGATAGGGGTTCCAACTCCTTTATAGTATCCAGCACCACGAGTTACTCCTTTCTTTTCGCGTAAATATGCGAGAAAATTCTGCATAAAATACTCAGATTTATGTTGTTCTTGGCATTTGGTTCTGATTTTCTTTCTGAAAGAATATTCAGTTATGGTATATTCTGGATTTAAATCTACCCCAAGATCTTGGAAGAAATCTTCGTATTCATCTTCTTCAGGAGTTTCTCCATTATCAATAATCTTTTTATGAGTTGGGGGTTGTTTAACTTCTCCTGTATGGATACTTCCAACTTCTTCTAAACATTGAATACAATAATTTAAAAATTCATTGGTTGTTGTAGCCATAGAAGCAACAGCTGTACCAACGTCTACAAGATTTTCTTTCATCTCTTCAGGCATAGGACTAATTTTAAAGATTCTTGCACGACGCTTGAGCCATTCAGCTTTAGTGAGTATCGGCATTTGGTTTGAACTGATCAAGATCATTCCGGGAAGCTTCACATCTCTTGCATGTTGATACTTACCATTAACGCGAGTAAAGTCATTTCCGGATATGTTTTTAATGGTTTCATAGTAGAAGATTCGTTTGTTCGAAGTATCATTAACAAATAAGAAAATCTTATCAATGCAATTGTAGAGGCCATAGGTTGCATCATTCACGTCAAGGGTTGCAGTGTAACCATCAACAACCTTGTCAAGGAAACTGATGAAGGTAGATTTACCGTCTCCTCCAGCACCGATAAGGTACGGGATGTATGCATGACGGAATCCGAGGAGTCTTGAAGCGATAATCGCACAGAGGTATTTGTGATCCTCAGTACGTTCCAAGAACCCCCTCAGGAAGGGGTGTAATTCGCCTAAGGTTGAATCTTTTCGATGGAAAGGTATAATGTGGTCAGCCCGATGGTTTCCTTTGCCTTCAAGGGCTACAGGCATCGCATTTGGGTCAACGTACTTTCGAGGTAACAATTCGAGACCGCTGTATAGTCTTGACCAGATAGTCTCAACTGCTACTTCACCTGTTAAGACAGGAATACGAAGTTGTTTAATTAATGGTTTTAAAATTAATTTCCATTTATCAAGAGTTGTAATACCAAAACTTACAAGTTCTTTATATAAAGCTCGATGATCTACATCTTTTGTAGTACCCAATATGTGTTTCCTACCAGTATCTGGTGAAGTATATTTGACAATTGGATGGCCTTTTCCATCTAAAAGAAGTTCAAAATTTTCAAATACAACTGTAGGATCAAGAAATTCTAAAATAGCTTCTTCAGTCGTCTTTTCTTCTTCTGGTTCAAATAGTTCCTTTACACATGCTCGATATTCTTCAGCAACTATAAAAGGATCAATCATTATTTTAGCTTGAAAACAAGCTTTACTAAACTGATCTGTATTTCTAACTCTACCATTACTGTCTTTTAAAGCCCGCCCATCAGATTTAAAAGTATAACGTAAATTTTCAAATCTTTTACTATTTTCCATAAACGTACCACAATCCTCATAAAGAAGTTAAAATATCTTTAGGGAACCTCCTTGCTACCCTAAAGTTTAGTATCGCTGATAGTGATTACCAAGTCAATACTTAGAAAATCAGTCGAACTCTGTAACCCCTTGATATTACTATTAACAGCCTAGTACTGCCTATATTCTTTTTTAGATCTTATCACACTTGTGTGCGACAAGGTCAAAAATCTTTTTTATCGAGGGGTCGAGTGAGAAATCTTAAACTGAATATAGAGCTGATCAGTTTTAAAATCTAATAAGTTGTCAAAACTTTGACTTTATATAACCATACTCTTGACTGGTTAGCTAGTAAATGGTATGGTATAAGAGCGGTACGTTTGTGGAGAAGAAGACGCATGACAACAGAAGAAAATCAAGAAAATGTAGCTTTATGGTTAGATGTTAAATCAAAGTTTGTATTGAAAGATGAAATAGATATAGACAATCGAACATTATTGATCAATGGTGGAATATCTTTAAAATCATATGTAAAGTTTGACAAACAGTTGAGATTGCTAGAGAATCTTCATAGTGATCCGGTTTTAGTAATCATTAACAGTCCTGGCGGTAGTATATACGATGGTTTTGCGTTCGTGGATAGGATCTTGAATAGTTCTTGCGTAGTAAACACTCAGGCTATGGGACTTATAGCATCTGCAGCGCTTCCGATATTTCTCGCTGGAGAGAAACGGACGAGTGGGAGGAATACCACCTTCATGCATCATCCTCCAGCATATGCGACAAACTTTGAGAATATAACGATTCATGCTGCAGAGCTCTCTCATACAAAATCCTTAGCAAATAGAATTAATAAATTTATAGCTTCTAGAACTAATAAAGCTTATAGTTTCTGGTCAAGTGTTGGTAAAAATCAAGATTATTATTTTGATAGTGAAGCTGCCGTTGAGTTTGGGGTTTTGCATGACTTCATTTAATGATGCAAAGCCTGTAGGAAATTATACCAGAAAAGAGTTAATAGATCTAGAACATACTTGGAGATTGAAGCTTAAACAATCAGGATTTTCAGACATAGAGAAATGGGATAATAAACCTAATAATAAATTAAAAACTATTAAGTTTATTAAAGGTCATATTCGTAAATCTTCATATAATAATCTAAGATATCTAGTTCCTTCAACTAAAAAAGTAGATATTACAGAAACTAAAGATAAAGAATTTGATGAGACACTATTCTGGAAAGGTTTTGAATTAAAAGCTTCTGAAACTTATGAATATTTTAGAATATTAGGACTATTTGCAGAGCATTCTCCAACCAATATTAAATTCGAAAAGTATAGAGAGATTTTATATGTTTATGCTCAATGTGGTAATAGAAGTAAAGCTATTCAACAAGTAGATCCTACAATAAAAGATTCAGCAATTGAAATGTATTTACTTAGAAACTTTAAACATATGCTTAAATTTGTAAATGATTTGGATAGAGAAGATTCAAAATGAATGATGAACAATTACAAGGCTCTAACAATAACTCTCTTGAGATTAGTACAGATGTGTCCGGCCGCACAAAGATAGTTTTCCGCAAAGCTGTCCTTAAGGGGAAGGTCAGTTCTGGGGATGTATTGAATACAATTCTAATAGCTGCCCGAATGCAAGCAGAAAAATATATTGAGAAGCTATCTAGAGGTGCGCCGCTTGAGCCAGCAGAAATCAAAGCTCTTAAGGAGTTGGCTGAGATCACTAAGTTAGAGAGTATAGCACCGACAAAACCTGAAGGTACTTTGAATGGTGAGGTATTGCAGTCTGTAAAATCTTCATTATATCAGGCTCTTACTGATAAATTAAAGGGAGGTTAGTGTTGGGAAAGCTAGATTGGAAAAGCTTAGGAGTTGACAAGCTATGAAACAATATGCAAATAGCATTATGGATCTTATTTCTATTAGACCTATCGAAAAGTCAGATGTTCACTTCATCCTCGACTCAATCATGAGATGCCTCGGAAAATACACAGAATCAATATTTAAAGGAATGAATAAGCAAAGAATCTATAATCATTTAGAGACTTTAGCCATATTCGCATTGAATAAGGTTGATACTTATAGTGTATTTATAGCATGTGAAAAAGAAGATAGCAATAGAATAATAGGATATATTGTAGCAAGTCCTAAAGATAATCATGTGTTGTTTCAATATACTAAATATACTTATAGGCAGTTAGGGATTCAGAAGTATTTGTTATTGCCACTTGTTACGGATGATAGTCAAGTTATTACAGTCAATTGGCCTACTAAAGAGATGCTTAAGCTTGCAAGAGAGAATCGAGTAGAAATCGTTAATAAATTGGTTGAAAAACTTATAGAGGAGATCGAAGGATGAAAATTAAACGGATACATACAAACTTTGCTTTAATGAGTCTTGGGCATAAACATACTTTTGATAATAAAGATCATGAGTTAAGTTTTAATAATGAGTTTCAGATGTTTCAGATTGATGGGACTTTGGTGCCGGTAAGTTCAATAAGGGAAGTGCTTACAGAGGAAAATCCTATTCCATTTGTAAGCATTCCGAATCCAGTAAGGAGTGGGCAAACTGAATCCAAAGAAACTGTAACACCAAAGACCCGTAGGCGCAAGACTCTTACACTTGAGGATGTTCAGGGTATTATAAACCTATAGGTTAAAGAATGAATATAAAATTAAACCAACATATTGGATGTAAATTAGATAAACGAGGGAAATCATTTCTTTTAATTCTATATTATAGAAAATTTATCAAATATATAGCTTTTAATTCTTTTAAAACTTTTGCATTACACTTTGTTCCTAAATTTATAAAGACTTATTACATTAAGAAAGCTTATAAAAGACTTGGGATATGATCAAAGAACTTGAACAGCTTTATAAGATTGCTCCATTATATCAAGAGCTTTTCCCGAAACAATTGGAGTTGGCTCTTAATCCTAATAGGTTTACTGCGAGTCTTACTGGCTCACGTGCAGGAAAGACAACAGCTTGTGCGGTTATAGCTATTCAAGAACTTATTAGTAATCCTAATTGTTTAGGAGTGTATTTGGCACTGACAGACAAATCTGTTGTTAATATCTTTATGCCAATTGTTAGGCCATTATTATCTAAATACAATATTAAAGCTAAGATTACTTCAGATGATATTCAGTTTTCAAATGGCAGTAGACTCATTGTGCTTGGAGCTAATCATATTCATAAGGTTGAAACATTTAGAGGACTTAAGCTTAAGTTCTGTATTATTGATGAGTGTGCATCTTTCAACCAAAAGATACTTAATTATCTCATAGATGAAATTATGATTCAACGACTTTCTGACTTACAAGGTAGATTAATGTTGATTGGAACTCCTGCTGCACATTGTAGCGGACTCTTTTATGATATTACAATGGGTGTAGAATCTGGTTGGGGATTAGTCAATTGGACAGTATTTGACAACCCATACATGGTTACTCAAGCCCAATCAGATGTAGAACTTTATATGAAACGCAAGCAATGTGAGCGTCAGAACCCTAAACTACTTAGAGAGTATGATGGTCAATGGGCAGCTGATGATGATGAATTACTAGTGAGAGTCCCAACATTGACTAATCTTCCTTCCCATTATAATCTAGAATTATGGAGAAGTGTTATAGGTGTAGACTTTGGATTCAATGATGAAACAGCTTTCTCTGTGATTGGTTGGGAACGTAATAATCCTAAAGCTTATGTAATTGAAACCTTTGGAGTTACAGGGTTACAAGCTTCTAAGTCAGGGCTCGGAATGGTTACATACATCGGTAACGTGTTAAATGAGCTTAAAGAGAAATACAAACCTGTGAAGATTGTAGGAGATCCAGCAGGAGCTTCTAAGATTCTAATGGATGAGTTTCTATTTAAGCATAAAGTGTTTATGGAGTCTGCAGTTAAGAAAGACAAAGCACACTATATTGAGATTATGAATGATGCTTTAGTAAATCAGGCTCTTGTGTTTCATCCAACTCAAACTAAAGAGTTACAAAAGGAAGTATCAAAATTAGTATGGAATGAAGACCGTACTCGTGAACGTGAAGGAATGAAATGTGACCATTTTGATGCCACACTCTATGCTTACAGAGAAGCACTCGCATATACTGAAAAGATTCCAGCTCGTTATATTCCAAAAACTCAAGAACAGATTGGAATGGAAATGATACAAGCACAAATCATTTATGATGAGCAACAAGCATCAGCTAAACGAGGCGATGACTTCTTTAATGATCTTCAACACTTTTTAGACTAATGGAGCAATGATGACTTATAAATCTTGGGACGACGCAGCAAAAGATGGTTACGGATTTGATACTGAACGAGGAATGGCTTATAGAGATGTTCCTCAAGTTAGTTTCTTAGAAGGCGGTAGAATCTTTATTCCCTTTACAAAGATAGAAGAACTCAATAAACATATTGCTTTTTTGAAACTTCGTAAACAACATTGGGCTGAAAAAGGTTTCAAACAACCTATTTACAGTATGGATACACCAAATGACTAACTTTGATCAGAATCTTAAATCTGAATATCCTGATTGGGTAGACAGTCCATATAAAGAAGCTTATAAAGCAATCTTTGCTCAAGTAGCAGACTTTGACAGAAACTACTCTACAACTCTTTCATCATCAGCTTTAAAAGGCATTAGGCAGTATACTGGACGAAGCATTGCTACTATGAATGCTAGCGGATACATGAGTGATATTGATAACAACACCCAACTCAGCGTATCACCTAATATGATGAAAGTAAACTTTAATCTTACTGCTGCAGTGATTGATACTCTTTCAGCTAAACTTGCTAGTATTGAAGCAGTTCCACAAGCCGTAACCAATAAAGGCAATGCCAAAGGCCGCCAATTGGCTGAAGATTTAAACTTCATCCTAAAAGGCATCTTCCATAAATTTGATATCACGCATCTTATTAATCTAGCATATCGCGATGCAATGATCAATAGAGTCGGTTTCTTAAAAGTAATAAAAGAAGAAGGCGAGATTCGAATTGATAGAGTCTACGCTGATGAGATTATCATAGATCCAGCAGATGGCTATTATAATAAACCTTACAAGATGATACATCGTAAAAGCATCCCACGCCATATCATGCTTAAGAAATACCCAGAATTCAAAAATAAGATCGAAGAATGTAAGATTCAAGAAGTCAGACAGTATAATACTCGAAACTATACTCCATGTATCGCAGTAGCAGAAACCTGGTGTAAGAATAGTTATATGCCCAACGGGCGTCACACAATCTCTATTGAAACCTGCGATTTAGTTGATGAGGATTGGGATAAAGATTACTTTCCTATTCTCAAAGTAGATTACAATGAGCCTGCTATTGGTTGGATGGGACAATCTGTTTGTGATGATTTAGAACCTATTCAGCGTGAAATAGACAGAATACTCATGACTATGCAAGCTATTATGAAGCTTGTAAGTGTGCCAAGAGTATTTGTAGATACAAATGCACAAGTCAATAAGAATCATATGACTAATAAAGTCGGTATTATGGTTGAATATGATGGTAAACAAGGCGTAGCTCCTATCATCCACAATGGTGCTGCTATGCCTCCAGAACTTGCTCAACAGTTACAGTTTCTTATAGAGCAAGGCTATGCAAGAGTTGGTTTAACTCCTATGGATACTCAAGGCCAACAAAAGACAGGTTCAGGCAATCAATCAGGTGAAGCTCTTAAGACTATGACAGATATTAAATCTGAAAGATGGCAGTTGTTACAGCATAATTATGAACAGTCTCATGTAGAATTAGCTAATATTCTTCTTAAGGAACTTCAAGGTGAGAATATCAAACTTTCTGCACTTGATAGGTATATTGGTTTGAAAGAGATTACAACTAAAAAGATTCCTAAGACAGACACATCATATGTACTTAAAATCTTTCCGGTTTCTTCTATGCCAGACTCTATTCCAGATCTGATAGATTCTGTATCTCAAATGTTACAGCTTGGGGTGGTACAGCCTTCTCAAGTTCCAGAACTGTTTAAGATGCCAGATCTTGATGCATTTACATCTATGCAAGCAGCTCCTAGAAAACTTATTGATAAGAAGATTGAAGAGATGCTTGATGGCGGCAAATATTGGAATCCAGAACCCTATCATGACCTAGACTATGCTTTAGGTACGGCTCTTCAGCATTATAGCTGGGGGCAACTCAATAATGAGTCAGACAAGAATTTGGCTCTTCTAAGACGCTTCATAAATGACGTTAAGTCACTGAAGGCCCAACAACCTGTAGCGCCAGCTACGGCACCACAACCATCTGCCAATGCGCAGCCATCGCCAGGAGTAAATAGCAATGGAAACCAACCAACAGTCATCCAACAACCAGTCCCAGCCCTCCCAGGCGGAACCGCAGGTCCAGGAGGAAGCTAAAACCTTTGCAGATCAGTTTGCAAGAGTTAATAAACAAGAAAAGTTCCTAGCTGAAGAACGTAAACGGATAGATGAAGCTAAGAAGACTTTTGAAACTGATAAACATGATGTTGAAAGATACAGAGGTTTAAAAGGTAAAGATCCTTTTGAGATTCTAGAACATTTCGGTGTCAGTTATGAACAGTTGGTTGAAGCTGATAAGAACCGTCGTACAACTCCTATGGATCCAGTAGCCAAAAAAGCTCTCGAAACAGTCGAACAGCTACGATTAGAGCTTGAATCTAAAGAAAAAGAAGCTGAAAAAGCTCGTCACTCTCGTGCTGAAGTTAAACTTATGAGTGATATTGATACTGTCATTCGCTCTAATGAATTTGACCTAATTGAGAAACTAGGAGAACAAAATGCTGTTAGAGATTTTATGGAAGAAATGTATCAACAAACGGGTGAGATTCCTGATATTAAAGATGCTTGCGAGGCTATCAATAACTCTATTGCGCTTAAGTTCAATGCTCTTAAAGGCTCAAAATGGTTAAATGTTCAACAGGCAGCAGAAGAAGTATCAAAAGTGCCGCAGGCGGACTACATTCCGAAAAAACCGGCTGTTTTATCTAATAAAATGTCTCAATCAACCGTACATAATGATTCCAAACCATTAACAGAAAAAGATAGAATCAAAGCAGCTATTGCAGCTATGAATGCAGTTAAGAGTAAATAAGGCGATAGTCTTGAGTGTGAAGTTTGCTAAGAGGTAAACCAGAAGGATGGGTTAGCAAACTATCACTATAATCCCAAGAGAAGTGATATTGAACGGTAAAACGGGAAAACATTACTTAACAACAAAGTAAGTAACGAAAAATGGTTTAAACGTTACTTTCTCACTCTAAGGATTATAGTCACATGGCTCTAGATCAAGTCTCGTTCGAAGCTGCACTTAAACAGCTCTACCCTTCCGAAGCAATTAAAAATCTTGTTTATATGAATAACCCAGCATATGCCCTCATTCCTAAAGATGAAACATTTGGTGGTGAAAGTTCAAAAGAACCGATCACCGTTGGTACTCCTCAAAACCGCTCTGCAGCATTCGCTAATGCAAATGTATTCAACACTACTTCTATCATCAAAGCATTCTTACTTACTCGCGTTAGTAACTATTCTATGGCTTCAATTGCTAATGAAACAATCTTAGCTTCTGAATCTGATCGTGGTGCTTTCATTAAAGCAGCTAAGTTTGAAATTGATAATGCTCTTTTAGCTCTTACACGCTCTATTGCAACTCAAATGTATCGTAATGGTACAGGTTCAGTAGCTCGTATTGCTGCCGGTGCAACTATCAATGCTGCCGGTACTCCTATTGCTCTTTCTAATGCTGAAGATATTGTGAACTTAGAACTCGGTATGGCTGTTGCATTCAGCGCTACTGATGGTGGAGCTGCTAAAGTTGGTACTGCTTACATTTCTAATATCTACCGTTCTGCAGGCACTTTCCAAGTTTCTGCTACTCCTGGTGGATCTCCTGCTGCTCTTACTTCCCTCGTTGGTACTGCTGCTGTTAGTGACTTCATTTATGCTAATGCTGGAGATATCAACAATGTAATGAAAGGATTCCAAGCTTGGCTTCCTGGTACAGCTGTAACAAATACTCCTTTCTTTGGTGTAGACCGTTCTGTTGATGGTCGTTTAGCTGGTGTTACTTATGATGGTTCTGCTCAATCTATTGAAGAAGCTTTAGTAGATGCTGCAGGACTCGTTGCTCGTGAAGGTGGAAACCCTGACCATTGCTTCATTTCTTTCAAAGATTTCCGTAATCTTGTGAAAGCTATGGGTTCTAAACAACAATTCATTCAATACACTGAAACTAAGGTTGAAGAACCAGACGTAACTGTTGGCTTCTCTTCATTATTACTTACTGGACCAAGTGGTACAATGAAAGTAATTCCAGATAGAAACTGTCCAGTTGGTAAAGCATTCTTGTTACAGCTTGATACTTGGAAACTTAAAACACTTGGTGAAGCTGTACGTCTATTTGATACAGACGGTCTTCGTATGTTACGTGACCCAGCTGCAGATGCTGTACAAATCCGTTGCTTCAGCTATGGCCAAATCAGTTGCCGAGCTCCTGGTTATAACTGCGTAGTACTTTTACCAGCGTAATTTAGGGTGATTAACCCTGCGGGCCTGCCTCCGGGTGGGCTTTCTTTTTAAGGACTTAAGATGAACAAGAAAGACTGGTGTTTCAGTTGCGATATAGTAAAATGTTTGTCTATAGTTATTAAGAAACTTACTGCTATTCAAGATAAACAAAAGGAAAAGTGTCTAAGACACAAAGAGGACAAATAATATGGCTTCCCATAACTATCAACAATTTCAATATGGACTAGAAAAATTTCCAGTTACACTTTACGCAAACATCCCAATTGCAGCGTCTGGGGCAGTTGGCACACTCGACCCTAAACTAAATCAAGGTATTTATAGTGTTACCCGCAGTTCTGCAGGCGTGTATGTAGTTACATTTGGAGTGTTTCCACAAGCAAAGATTGATGCTTACATTCGTTTGATTCAAGCAAGAGCAACTTTGTTGAATGCAACCCCAACAGGTCTATCAATGGAAGTTATTGCAGATAATTCTCCAGCAGGATCTATTACTATCCAATTCATTACCGCAACTTCTGCTTCAGTTACAACCCCTATTGCTACAGATCCTCCTTCCGGTTCAACCATTCTTTTGGATGTTGTGCTTAAAAACTCTACTGTTTAAGGCGGAGCGAGACTATGAAAATAGATGGAAGAGCAATAGCTAAAGAAGCACTTAAGAGAAAATCTGAAGAAGCAATGGGAGATAAAGACCCTGGAGCAGAAGCAGAAGCATCTCAAGCTGAAATGGGTGACAACATCAAAGATATGGCCTATTTTGCAGAACACATCGGTAAAGGTGATCATGAAAAAGCTCATGAGTATCTTTATAAGATGTTCAAACGTATGCAAGGCAAGGATTACGAGAAGGAATAGACCCCGAAAAGGGTCTAAACCTTTGATTTTTTAACTTTAATCCCCGATAAGGGTCTATATGCAAATTTTAGTATCTACTATAACAGATTCAGCTATTGATTTGGCAGATATGCGTAACTCACAGTTTATTGATCAATCAGGATTACCAAGTTCTGAATTGATTAGATACGCAAATATGGCATATAAAGACCTTTATCAACAGATTATCCTTGCAAAAGAACAATATTACATCACTACTACTACATTTCAGGTGACTGCTAATCAATCTTCTTATCCTTTACCTGCTGATTTCTATAAATTGAATGGTGTAGATCTTGCAATTGATAATTCTGGACGGTTTTTGACTCTCACTCCCTATATGTTTAAGGAAAGAAACAAATTTCGTTCAGGATTAGCACTTACAGTAGCTCCTTATGGTCAAATATATAAATATATGATTGTAGGAAACAACATTCAATTTATACCCTTACCGACGCAATCATCGAACATAACCTTATGGTATACTCCAGAGCCTCAGAAGATTAATTCTTTCTCTGACACACTTTCAATTCCTATTGGTAGCGATGAGTATTTAAGTTTATATATGGCTTGTGCCATGAAAGCAAAAGAAGAAGATGACAACAGCCAACTCAATGCCAAAAGATTAGAAGTGTTAGACCAGCTTAAGAATAGTCTTAAGGATAGAGATTCGGGCTCGGCTTCTTACATTGTTGATGAGTCTGAAGTGAATGCAGGTGCTTTGTATCCATTTAGAGGATTTGATTAGTGATAAGATATACCAATACAATTGCAAAAGATGCTGATACTCGAGAAATCGACAGCAATGTAAGCAGGGTTTTTGGTTCTTTATATTCGAATCCGTTACTTAATAGTCCTAATTTAGTAAAGGGACTCTTGTTTTCAAACGGTATCGATTTAACTGTCAACCATGGCTTAAATCGTCCTGTTACAGGATTTATAGTAACTAATTCTAATGCTGCAGTCAACATCTTTCAATCAAGCACTATCAATATAGCACCTAATGCTTTGATATTGTTAAAATCAAATGCAAATGCAACAGTAGATTTACTCTTTTTTTAGGAAAGCAAAATGACAACAACAACTCCAGATATGCTATTAGTCTTGCCTGATGTAAGTATTACAGCAGGTCCTCAATGGGCAACATTATTAAATACTGCATTCACACAAATAGACTCTCACGATCACAGTTTAAATAAAGGAGTGCAAATTACTCCTTCAGGATTAAATATATCATCTGATTTGACTTTCAATCAAAACAATGCTACTAATATGAGATCCTTAAGATTATTTCCTAATAATACATTTATTCCTACCATAAATGACAGAACTTGTCTTTATGCATTGAATGGCGAGCTCTATTATATAGATGCAGCGGGTAATAATGTACAGATTACTATTAATGGTACAGTAGATGTAGCTAATAGTATTACAGCTTTATCTATTAAGGATACTGGATTTTTTATCCAATATTTTGGAGATACTTCCCGTCAATTTAGATTTAATGCTTCAGCTATTCCTACAGGTACTACTCGTGTATTGAGTGTTCCAGATTCTGGAGCAAACGATACATTTGTTACTCAAACAGCAAGTCAAACACTAACAAATAAAACATTAACTTCACCAGTAATTGCCAATATCAATACAGGTACGGTTACTTTTGCTCTTCCAACTGCAGACGGTGTTTCAGGTCAGGTAATTCAAACAAATGGTGCTGCTACTTTAAGTTTTGTAAATGCTGCTACGACAGTGGGAAATGTTTCACCCAACGACAGTAATGTTACATTTTTAGCTTCTGATAATCATGCTCAATTCTGCAACCCGACAGCACCTCGCACATATACTCTTCCTTCTACAGGAGTTGTAGCAGGAGACCAATGGGCTTTTTATAATAGAGCCACTTCTGCTGCTAATTATATTACAATTAATTCCTCAGGTGGGAACAAGATCGCAGTTGTTCCTGCTTTAGGAATCGCAAGATTCGTAGCTGTTGTAGCCACCCCAACAACCGCAGCTAACTGGGTATTATTAGAAAGAGAATCTCAATGGGTTTCGTACACCCCTTCTTTTACAGGTTTAGGAACTCCTACAAGTGTTGGTTGTTTATTTAAAGTAGTAAATGATACTTTAAGTGTGAAAGCATTTTATGGAGTTGGAACAGTTTCTGCAACATTAGCATCTATTAGTTTGCCTACTGGGTATCCAATGTCTACAACAAAAGTTCCTGTTAATGCATTAAATAGTCAACAATCTGCAATGGTGGGTGAATGGACCGTAGATGGTTCAGGTGCAGCTGGGTATACTCTTGCATCTACTGGCTCTGATACAGGTGCTGTTTATTTCGGAGGCAATGTTACTTCAGGGAATATGTTAGTTCCTCGTTCAGGTAATGTTTATTTTACATCTGGTGCAATTGTTGGAGTTCAATTTGAGGTACCTTTAGCATGAGTTATTTAAAATTATGTCAATTAAGTATTCAAGGTAATCCAGATGTAAAAGGCCGTTTTCAAACAGTTTTTTATGAAGAAAATTATAAAGGACAAATAATTACAAATAATGTTACATATCCCGCAACTTTTCAATGTGAGATTATTGATTGGTTAAATATAGTAGAATTTAATAAATTAGGGGTTTCTGAAACTGTTTCTGTGGTTCCTATAACTTTAGATATTGCTCCTATTGGGTCTGTTCGTCAAGAAATCTTTAATAAATTAGTGGTACAATATCCTACTTTGGTGATCTAAATGGTCTTACAAAAACAATTGATTCAACTGCCTTATGAAGGTCTACAAACAAAAATAGACCCAAAAGTGGCTCCAGTAGGTACTTACTACCAACTTGATAACTGGGTTATGACAAGATACCCAGAATTAAAAAAGCGAGATGGCCTTCAAATTATTGGTCAAACTACAACTCCTACAAATATTAATGCTTCTTATAATTATTTAAATGAAATAGGTGTAATAACTAATAAAGGATTATATTCTTATTCCCCTTCTATAGATCAATATCAAGAAAAAGGTTTAACATCTTCACCTGTTATTTCTTCAAAATCAATTATTGCTAATACTTATACTCAAACAATTCCTAATGGATATGTATCTACCAATGGACAATTTGCTGCAGTGTGGGAAGATTCTCGAGGTGGGGTAAGATGTAGTGTTAAGGATGTAGAATCAGATACATTTCTAACTACAGATTTCTCTTTATCTACTACAGGTGTAAAACCCAAAGTAATTTCAGTTGGAAATATGTTTTATTTCTTCTGGATAGAACCGGGAGATACTTCTCTTCGTATACGACCATATGATGATGTGCAAAAAATCTTTTTAATAGAACAAACCATATCTACTAAAGTAGCTTCTTCTTTTACTTTTGATATATTAAAATGTTTCAGTAATATTCTTATTGTAGTAGCTGAAACTAATGCAGTTCCAGATGTTTTATTTGCATATTATTGGGATGTTACAAATCAAGAGATTGGGTCAACTACAAATGGATTACCCTCTCCTACTAGTCTAAATTTTACAAATAGTGGGGCTGTTCCACCGGCTTTATCTTTAGCTGTAGATCCTACTAATAATTATTTCTCATGTACAGTATTTAATGAGAGCAATCAAGTATATACAAAAACATTTTATAGTTATTTATTACCTCTAACTAATGAAATTCAAGTAACTACTGCAACTACAGACCCAGGTTGGGCTTTAGCATCTTGTATTGATGGTAATCATAATACTTATATTTTTTATTCAACCTTTAACACATTACATAATTCTTTCCAATCTAAAGTTAATGCAAACAATACATCTCCAACAATAGAATATAATAGACCTTTTTATCTTCAATTAGGAGTGGTTAGTTCTTCTTTCTTTTATTCAGGAAATGCTTATGTAATATTGGGCTATGATAGCAATCTTCAGAATACTTATTTTGGTGTAAGAGATGACGGAGCTTGTTTTGCTAGAATGTTTGCACAATTAGGCGGGGGTAACATCAAAAAAGCTAATTGTATTTCTATGATTAGCCAATTACCTGTTAGACAAAATACCTATATAGTTCCTCTATTAAAAACGACTAAAATTGTATCTAGTGCAAACTCATTTAATTCAACTACGTCTGTTTTTACAGAACAGATTTATTTTACACCTCAAACTATTGATAATAAAGTACTTGGTAAATATTTAAATATTGCAGGCGGATATCTTAAACAATATGATGGTTCTAATACCGTGTTTGAACAAGGATTCCATCTATACCCTGAAAAACCTGTGGCAGTACAAAGTACTGGAGGTAGCATTGCCAATGGCACATACTCTTATGTGGCAGTGTGGGAATGGACAGATAATCAAGGACAGATTTTAAGATCTGAACCTTCCATACCCGTATCCATTGTCACTACTGGTGCTAATCAAACAGTAACTTTAACAGTAAGAACATTACCCATCACAAACAAAGAAACTAGATTTGGAGATACTAGAACCCCAGTAGTTTTGGCTATTTACAGAACTTTAACTTTAGGCACTACTTATTATAGAGTCAATCAATTAACTACTGAATATGTTTATAATGATCCAACAGTTGAAACTATTACATATGTAGATACTAAAGTAGATATTGCTATAAGTTCTAATTCTTTATTATATACAACCGGAGGAGTATTTCAAAATATTGCATTACCTTCCACAAACCTTATGACTGTGGGTAAAAATAGAATTATTGTTGGGGGTATTGATACAGAACCCAATAGAATCTTTTATTCTAAAGAAAAAGAAGAAGGAGTAGGGTTAGAATTCTCTAATGAATTATCTGTTATTATTGATAGTTTAGGTGGTGACATTACTGCTTTAGCTACTATGGACGATAAGATTCTAGTATTCAAAAAATCTTTAATTTTCTATTTTCAAGCCTCCTCTTTATTAGATAAAGTAGGTAATGGTACAGCCCCAGTTCCAATCTTAATCTCTGCAGATACGGGATGTAATTCACCTCAATCCATTGTATTAATGGGTAAAGGTATTATGTTTGAATCTCAAAAAGGTATTTATCTTGTAGATAGGCAATTAAATGTTACTTATATAGGGCAAGCTTTAGATAGAATTACTAATAGTGACCCTAATTTTAGAATTACTAGTGCCGTGAATTTACCAGATAAAAATCTTGTATATTTCACTACTTTAAACGATTTAGTATTAGTATATGATACTTTCTTTGATCAATGGTATACTCATACACTACCATTCAGTCCTGTATCTTCTACATTATTGAACAATTCTTGGTATACAACGAGTACTTCAGAAGCTTATAAAGCTATTCCTGGCCAACCATATGATGGTAATGGCCTTTCAATTCAATCTAAAATTCGTACTAATTGGATTTCATTAGCTAAACTTGAAGGTTTCGCGAGAATCTATACTATTTTGATTTTAGGAGAGAATGCCGATTTAGCTCATCGTTTAAAAGTTAATCTATATTATGATTTTGAAGAATTTCCCCGCCAAACTGTATCTATTATACCAGATTCTTTACTTGGAGATGGTTATGGAGTAGAATCTCCTTATGGAGGCTTACCTGTAGGGGGTATTGGAATTCCATATGGAATGGACGGTGTGTATGGGGCTGTAGGTAGTACCTATGGAGGAGCTCCATATGGAGGTGTAGGTACGCCTTTTGGGGGTTATTTTGATGGAACATATCAGTTTATGATTAAACCTCGTATGCAGAAATGTACATCCATTATGATTGAAATATTTGATGAATTTCCAACAGGGGTTAAAAGTGAATCTTTTAAATTCTCAGGACTTTCAATAGTAGCAGGAATAAAAGAATCTTGGAACAAGAATCTTCCTTATACTCGGAGATTAACTTAATGAATTTGAGCCATTATGGACAATACCTTAAAGAACGTACAAACAGAGGTATTGTAGAATCTGAAGATGGGTTTGCAACCTTTGAATATATTGAACAAGATATTGTCTATATTGTAGATATCTTTGTAGTTCCAGAAAAAAGAAAATTGGGTGCAGCATCTAGGATGGCAGATGAAATAGTAGAAGCAGCCAAAAAAGAAGGTAAGAAATTTCTTTTAGGTTCTGTGGATGCTACTGCTAAGGGCGCGGAAAAATCAATTGCTGTATTAGAAGCTTATGGAATGAAACCTTATAAAGTAGCAGATCCTATGATTTTCTATATTAAAGATATTGCAGAGAAAGAAGAAGTATAATGGGAAGTGCAGTAAATGCAGCATCAGGAGTTTTAGGAGGAGTAATTCAAGGTATTACATCTAATGTAATCCCTGGTGCAAACCTTGCTAATCAAGATCAAGTTAATAAACAAATAGCAGCTCTGAATTCACAAAGCAATACTAATTTAGGTACTTCTGGACAATTATTGGGCAATGCTTCAGATCAATTAAATATTACAGGTGATTATTATAGACAAGCTCAAAGAGACTTAACTAATGCTATTGGAGCAAATGAAGCTAGTGGAGATGCGGTAAATATTCTCCGTAATGCTGCATTAGGAAATGCTCCTTCAGCAGCACAGGCTCAATTACAGTCAGGTAAAGATCAAGCTATTGCTACTCAAGCAGCTATGGCAAATAGCGGAAATCTTAGTCAAATGCTTGGCGGTCAAAAAACTGCTATGGACAATGCTGCAAACTTAACCCAACAAGCAGCTAATCAATCTGCTCAATTACGTGCTCAAGAAATGGCTACTGCTCGTGGACAATATGGTTCACAAACTGCTCAATATGCTAATCAAGCAGCGCAAAATGCAGCAAATCAAACTAACTTAGCAGCCTCCAGCGCAAATCTTTATGGAACACAATTAGGTGCAGCAGGTAATTTTGGCAATTTAGCAAATTATGGAGCAGTAAATGCCGGTAATTTAGCACTTGGTCAAACTGGACAACAACAAGGTGCATTGAATCAAGCACAAGCACAACAAGCACATGCTGCTGGTGGTATGTTAAATGGTGTTGGAGGGGCTTTAGGTAGTTTAGCCGGTGGAAATACTGTAGGAGAGGCCGCATCTACGATGCTTTCAGACTATAACTCCAAAACAAATATTCAACTAGATAGTCAAAAATCTGAAGGCCAAAAGAATTGGGAAGATTTAGTAGACTTTATTACTGGTGGTAAGAAGAAAAAACAAAAAGAAGAAACTACCAATATGCTTCTTGATATGAGTAGAGATAATATGGCTTCTTCTATTTCAGTAGCTAGTGATACTGCTCCAGATACTATGGTATCGGATGAAAATACTAAACAAAATGTACAATCAGATCAAGCTTCCAGAGCTAAAAGTATTTCAAACTATTTTAGAGACCAATCACCTCAAAAGGCTGATACTGCTTCGCCTTCATCTTCTGATTCAACTTCCCCCGCAAAAACTGGCGGAGCTTATGATTCTTCTGACGATAATCGTAAAAAGTTTGCTAAAGGAATTTCTGACTCCTTTGCATCTGATAAAGATATGAAGAAAGATGTTAAGAAAAGTAGTATGCTTCATAGATTTTTAGATGAATTAGAGCCCGTTACTTTTGAATATAAAGAACCTACAGGCGAAATGGGTAAAACTCCTGGTGTACATATGGGTATTATAGCACAGGATGTTGAAAAAGCCCCTGGTGGGGAATCTATGATAGTAGAAACTCCTGAAGGTAAAGGAATTGATATGGCTTCTGCAATGGGAATGCTTATGAGTGCCGCAGCAGATGCACATGATAGAGTAAGTTCTTTAGAAGAACTATTCAAATCAAGAAAGGCTAAATAATATGGCTAATGCGGTAGGCCAAGGCGGCAAAAAATTAGGACAAGAAGCAGCCAAACAATTGTTAGGTGGAGCAATCGGTTCCGGGCAAAGCGCAACTGGTAGTGATAACTTTACTCAAAATCAAAATCAAGCTGAAGCAACCTTAGCAGCTCCTGAATCTGCACAACAAGGTGTAGAAGCTGTTCAAGCTTTACCCGGGTCAACTCAGACTGCAAATAATGCTCTTGAACAAATGGGTAAGATTGCATCAGAAACTGGTGCTCCAGTTGGAGCAGCTGTAAAAGGCGCAGGCCTTCGACAAATAGACCAAGGACAACAATTAGTTAATGAAACTCATCAAGATTATAACGATGCAGTGGCGGGGGCTATTAGAGCAACTCAAAATGCTGAAACAGCTCTGAATAGTGCTGCAGAAAAAGCTAAGATTGACCCACAAGCTTATCTTAATAATATGGGTGTAGGTGGAAAACTTATGACTGCGATTGGTATGGCTCTTTCGGGAATCGGTTCGGGAGTTACTGGCCAACCAAACCTTGCTATGGATGCATATCAAAAGAATATGGACAGAGCCATTCAGGCTCAAGCTATGGAATTCAAAAATCTTATGGAGGTTTCTGCTCAGAAACAAGGACTTATTAAGACTGCTCAAGATAAACAACAAATAGCAGCAAATGCCTATAATGCTGCAGTAATGAGTGTAGCAACTGGGGCTAATGTAGCTATAGATGGTACAACCTTTCAAATCAATAATCTTCAAGCATTACATATGGCTCAACAACTTAAATTATTAAATAATATAAAACTATCTGAATCTACTGATAATCATAGTTCACAATTTAAAACCAATCTTCAATCAGGAGATGTTAGACGTTCTACTTTGATGGGTGATGCTGCACGAGTGATGGCAGAGAAATTAGGTATGAAACAACCTTTACCTCCTACTCAAGGTTATAGTCCTTCTGAACGTGTGGGTAGACCAACTCCAGGAGTACCAAATACTCCAGCTTATGAAAAAGAAAATAGTTTTTCAGATGATGAAGTTGAGCCAGCACAGCCTGGAATGACTCCTAATTATGATGATAAAGATTTTTATAGTGCTGTTCAAAGACATCAAGATAAACAGGCTGCTCGTGAAAAAGCGATCAAAGAAGGTAGTTTATGATTCCACTTGAAACGGTGGGAAACCCTGGATTAGAAAGTGAATATCTTGCTTCTTGTATTCTGAAAGGTCTTATAGAAACTCCAGAATACCTAGAATTACGTATGAATATTGCTAGTTTACAGTTTATCGATGTGTCACAAAAACTGTTAACTATTTGTGACGAAATACAAAAGAAAACAGTTTCTAATTTTGGGTTGGTTGAACGGCCAATAGTAAAACAATATTACTATGGTAAAGCTCCTGAACTTAAAGAACTTATAGATGAAGCTCTCAAAGAAGTTTATATACTCTCTCAATTCTATAAAATGGCAGTGCCTGAAAAACAAGCATTCATAGAGACTGTGATGCAACATGATATTGAGAACTCTCCTATGACCTATGAGGATATAGGCCAGAATATTAACAAATATCAAGTAGATCAAAATCATTTGGATGAGTTATATCAAACACATATAAAACTTGAAAAGATGCAGGGTGTGCTTAAAGCTATCGAAAGAATCTATAGAAACAATGCTAAGTTATCTACAAAGGAATTTGCTCCTAAGTATGATACTAAGTATCGGTTATATATCCAAGATCTTTTACAAAATATAGATAAAGCGACTCATAATCCTATTATCTCTATGAATGTAGCAAAGGCTATAGATGCGATCCAAAGTACCGCACCTAAAGATGATTTAGATCCTTACATTATGGATGTATGTAACAATGTGATTGAAGCTCTTACTGAACCAGAATCTTTTTACAATATGTGTAAGAGAGATCAAATAGTTAGTTCTTCAGTAGGTCAGATGTTTGGGCATTGTTACCCAGAGT